TTTACCTGCTATTGTACTTACTACTCCAGCTACTCCTGTCATATTAGATTTTTCAATTAATTCATGTTTACCAGTCTCTTCATTCCATCTTCTCATTTTAAACATAGATGCTGGTTCTTTTAAACCAGTTTCCATAAACTCTGGAGATACTTCTTCAAATAATAAACCAGCTTTATTTAATACACTTTCAATATAGGTTTCAGCGTCAGTATGCCCTTTAAATGTCATTGTTCTCAATTCATTTTTAAGGTTACTTATCATTACAGGCCCCCACTCAACATAATCGAGTAGTCTTTGAGAAAAGTTTCTAGCAGCTGCTCTAGGGTTAACACCTAACTTAGATATAAACTCAACTCCTAATAATGTTCTCATTAATGCTCTTGTATTTTCAGGAATACTATTGTCTCCATTAGCAGCTTTATGTAAATCATATACATAATCAGTAATATTTTCAGCATATCCTTTAGCTGTTCCATCTTTTCTATATATTTGTTCAATACCAGATAATGATTTTAAAAAATGTGCATCCATAAATGATTGATAATTAAATCTATTTACATCAGCAATATAGTTTGATATAGTATTTAAAAAATTTCTGCTATATTCATAATCACCTCTATCACCGGGCCTTTTTCTAGCATGTCCACTAATATATAATTGTACTTCTTTAGCAGCTTGTCCTACTGTCATTTTCTTTTTAGTAATATATGGATTAGCAGCTCCTTGTAAATTGTCTAAATGAGGCATTAATCCTTCCATAAAATCAACTGTTAAATCTCTAACATAATGAGGGAAAAACCCTTGCTCATACTTAGGCATTAACTTTCCCCTAAGTAACTCTTTTAATGGTTCTATTTTATCAGCAGTTCTTTGGTCTCCATTTAATCGCAATCTTTCAACCATAGAATCAATTCTTTTATCAACACCAAACCTTAATGTTTTATGTAATCCTTCCATAAGATTATTATATTGAGACAATGCTTTATATAGATTCGGGTCTTGTATTTTTAATCCATCACTATCAGTCATATATTTAGCTATATCAACATCATCTAATCTTAAAACTCTTTCACCTTTATCTAAAGATTCTATTATCTTTTGAGATTTTTTATCTCCTCCATCTGCTTTAATCTTTATTGCTTTATATTTTTCTTTAATTGCTTCAGGCATTTTAGATTCAACTAAGTGTATGAAGTCATCAAATACTTTTAAATTTGAATTAGATACAACAGTATCAATCTCTCTTCTTATTTCTGTCACTTTAGATTGGTCACCATCATTAATAGCTTTAACAAGTTGCTTATCTAATTTATTATAATATTTTTGTGCGTTTTTAAATCCATACCTATCAGATAATCCTATGTTTTTTGCATAATTAGTTAAAGATGTAGTGATTTCTTTAAATCTACCTCTATCATTAATTTCATTAGACCTAAATTCAAATGAAGAACTTTGCATATCTCTTAAATAAGAACCAATTACAGGGTCTTTTCTTCCATAATGTGAAGATTGCCAGAAGAATTGAGCAAATTCACCACCTATAGAACCATCTTCAATCTTAGTATTAAGTTGTTTTAATCTTCTTTTAAACTCTTTAGCAGCCCCTTTAGTAAGCCATTCACTATTTGTATCATACATTAAATGTCTTAAATCCATTTTAAAATCTGTTTTAGCTAATCTAAAAGCAGCTTCCATAGGGTCTTTCATATTTCTGACTGTCCTAGCATCACTAGCCCATATTTCTATATCGTCTAATAATTTTATAAAATTTGGATTTAAGCCACTACAGTTAATTGCCATATATGTCTCCTAAATTACACATTCTGTTTTAATTCTTTCAGCATCATTTCTTAATCTTATTAATTCTTCCTGTGTGCTTTCTTTTACAGGGAGTTCTTTTCTAACTCTTTCAATTCTATTTGATAATTTTTTCATATCAGATAATCTGTTTATACTATATTTTCCTTCTCTTTCAAGTGTAAGTCCTTTAAAGAAACTTGTACCACCCATAATAGCAAAAACAGGATTTTTCATTATATTGTTAACCTCTTCTGCTGAGCCTTTTCCTTCAGATAAACCTTTTGATAAAACTTCTTGAGCAATACTTCTTACTTCTTTATCCATTTGCAATCTCATAGATAAATAATCTACTGGATTCATAATTCTATTTTCAATCATAGATGCTTGTAAATCATTCATTTTATTTAAATAAGAATCAAATTCTTTTTCTTTACCAGCTATTCTCATTAATTGTCCATAAAAATCAAGTAAATGGTCATTCATTAAATTAGAACCACCACCAATTCTATTAGCTCCTCTGTTCCATTTAATAGAACCATAATCTCCAAATGACCTTTCAAAATCTTTATTAAAGTTTGGCAATCTTATATTATCAAGTATTAATCTTTTACCAACATCTCCACCAGAACCAACTCCCATTAATTCTCCTATATCAACATACTCACCTATATTTTCTCCAATAAGTCCTTTCATATCAATTTCTCTATTAAAATACCTAGAGAATTGAGCTTCAGTAAATTGAAGTAATCCTAATGCTTGTTTAGCTAGTGATGCTGTATCTACTCCATAGTCAACAATAGTACCTATATTCCCTTGACCTCTAGCCATCTGAGTAAGCAAATTTATTCCCCTTCTATATCTACTAGATGGGTCATATCCTTCTTTAGCTTCATATGGTACAGAAATAGGTCTTCCATCCATTACTCCAATTTGATATTTATTATGAGCAGGTTGCATAAAAGACCATAAAAATTTCATTCCATGCTCACGCATTCCTTTTTGTAATAAGTCTCCTTCTATTTCATAAAATGTACTCATTTCACCAACAGAATTTTTTAAATATTCTATTTGTCGACTATCTAATAAACTTTTACTACCATATTTAAGTACATCTTTAAGTGTGTCGTTATTTCCGTAGAACATTCCCCTAATGCTTTTAATAAATTTTAAGTCTTTTCTAGCTTTAGGACTTAAACCCCAAGTATCTGAACCACCTATTAATGGTAAAAATTTCTTCATTTGTTCCATAGTAGAATAATAAATAGTTCCTTTTCTCATATTGTCACTATCTACATTAACAAATTGTATTCTTTTTAAATCAGAAGATTTTCTTGTTTTCCAATATTTTTTTTCTATATGACTTCCTAATTCTTTTTCAAGATTTTTTATTAAATCATTTAATTTATCTATTGATACTTTTCTAGTTTTGTATGGTTGATATTTATTTCTACTTATTTGTGTAATTTTTTTCTTTAAAGATGCTATTAGATTTACTTTTTTATTTATATCAAAAGATTTTTTCTTAATATTATTAGTTAAAACATCAGCAGCTCTTGAAATATCTTCTGCATTTCCACCAACTAACTCATTATACCATGTATCCATCAAATCTCGACCTTCTCCAGTTAATTGATGATGTCTTGTTTCATCAAAAATATTAGACCTATATACTTCATTAAATATTCTTTCTATTGGAGCTCCTCTTTCACCCCTAGAAAATTCTTTACCATTTTCAACAACTGTATTGTCAAAAATTTGATTTTTAGGAGCAAATACTTTTTTAACTTTTTTAGTTATTTTATCTTTTGTTTGATAAGCAGGTTCATTTGTTCCAAATAAATCTTTAAACTCTTGTTGAGTCCACCATTTAGGACTGTTCTCAACATTAGGGTCTATACGTCTATTTTTTAACCTATAATATACACTATTACTTAAATTGCTATTAAATAAACTAAATCTTTCAGAGGCATCTACAACATCTTGATATGTAGGCTTTCTTTGTTCACCAGCATTACCATACATACTATCACCAGTTGCATTAAGAAACCTTCCATACTCATGTAATAATGTTTTAACAATACCTTTATCTAAAGAACTTAAATCTTGTCTTTCTACCCATTCTCCATCTACTTTATCTATTCTTCTAAATATTCGTACTCTTTTACCATCTTTTGTGCTACCACTTGTTCTTATATTATTTACAACATCACTATTAGTAACTTCGCCTGGCGTAATTGATTCACCTATTCTTGGAAATAAGAATGAGTCACCCCAACTATGAATATCGTTAGCAATATTTTTATTAAGATTCCCACTTCCATCTATTATATATTGAGTTTCTAAAGCAGACCTTGTAAGGAAATCTCTATTCTCATAATCCATTACAATCTTATAATTTTCACCTTCAAATAATAATTTAGGAGCAATTGTTTCTCCTTCAGAATTTGTTCTTAATATATTTTTTACTTCTGGCAAATTAATACCTAATTGATTACCAAGTTTACCTAAGTATCCAAGTTTTCTAGGTATTTTTTGTACTACACCTATAGAACTATTATATAAATCAAGGTCAGCAGACATTTTTTCAATAGCTTTCTTTTGTTCTGTTGAGTTTAATCCCCAATGAAAATCAGGAGCTCTCATTAAAGATGAAGGGTCTACTCCTTGTATAAAGTGATGTGATGTTCTTTTAATATGGTCATACATATGTTTTCTGTGTGCAAAAAAGTAATCAGCTTTATCTGCATCATAATCTCCTTCAAAAACATTAACAACATCCATAGAATTAATCATTAATCCATTACCATATTCTTCTGGCAAAAACCCTTTTAATCCCATTAAAGCCATATCATTAGGTCTTGTTCTAGGTTTTCTATTGACAATAACTCCTATCTGTAAATTTCTATTAAACTCACTATTCCACCTTTGAACTTCTTGATGTAACAATCCTAAAGTAAAATCACTTTGCATATATCCATTCCAAATGCTCTTAGCATCAATTAATCCAGATTCAATTTCAGGTTTATATAATTCAGAAATAATTTGTTCCCAAGTGTATTCTTTAGGCCCTGTTTTTGTATTTTCAACTAATCTCATTTCAAAATCTTTTTCCATAAGCTCACGAACAGTCATATTTTGTTCATAATTCGCTAACATAACCTCACCAAGAAGTTTTTTCTTACCATTTTTATCAACAAGAGTAGGTAGCAATCTTTCACCTGCTACAGATGTTTGAATTAAATAAGCTTGCCCTCCATATTTATGAGAATTTCGAGAATCATTTTGATTAGTTACAGACCTTGATTCATTTATAATGCTATTAATGTATTTTTGATACATTTTATTTTTAACTATACCTTCACTATAACTCATTGGATTAGCATCTCTAGATAAAGATGAAAAGAAAAATAATCCATTTAAATGACTAGTTGATTCACCATCTGTCATCGCAGCTAAACCAGCATCTCCAAATTCATCAAGAACCCATTGTCTTAACGATACCTTATCTTTTGATATTTCTTTCCATTTATCTATGTTTTTATTTACTCTAGATTGATAATCTGATTCATAAGCTCTTGTAGATTCTGTATTATTATAATAATTATAATCAGCTTGAGATATAGTGCCTGTATTTTCATTATAATCTCTTTCTGGCTTAAGGCCAAGGCTTTCAAGAGTTATTCTTCTGATTTGGTCAGACCTTACATCAACAGACGGAAGAGCTTCCCAAGAGCTAGTAATTAAAGTTCTATCTTTAATATTTCCTTCTGGAACTGGATTTATAGCTTTTGCTCCACTACCAGTAAGTAAAATATCAACTGATTGATTTGCTCCAAAAAATGGTTCTAATCTTGGAGAGTAAACAAATAAAGTTTTACCCAACAATAAAGAAGAATTTTCTCCTCCAGAAGATATAACAGGTTTAAATGGGTTTCTAGAATTAGGATTATGACCAAGCATTGTATGTCCAAACTTCATTACATCGGCATTAACAAATGCTATACTATCAAATCCAGATACTCCTTTATGAGCTCCACCTATATTCTCACTCCAATTCCAATCAATACCCATATCCCTAACAACTCTATCAACTTCTGATTTTATATCAGCATTCATTGCATCATCCCAAACTGCAACGTCCCATCCATTTTTAGACTTTCTAGCAAGTAATGTGTTAGTTGTTTCTATATCTCCTAAAGATGAATATGCTTGAGCTACGTCATCTACATATTCACTATTAACTTTTATAAATTTCTTTGAATGATAAAGTTTTCCTCTTCCCATAAGCTTAGCAACATTAACATCAGAGTCTCCATTTAAAAACTTTTTATATAAAGCATCTCCATCTATACCAGTTAACATATCTTTATTCATTAAAAATCTTAACATAGATTCATAATCTACATTTGTTACCGCTGTAGGCCCATCTAATACTTCAGATAATCTTTTTATTTCAGTTCTAACCTCTCTATTTACACCAGAATTAGAATCTGAATATATTTCTGCAAATTGTTTGAACTGTTCTTTAAATACTTCAGACTTAAAAGAACTATTTTTAATTCCTATTGGAGACATACCTGGTGCTAATCTCATAGTTGTAAAACCTATCTCACCAGATTCCCCTCTTAATGGCATTCCATCAATTTCCATAGCTCTATTTGCTATTCCATCAAATTCTCTTCTTAGGTCTTCTATTTTTTTAATATTATCTTTAGATAAATTTGTAGTTTTCCCAAATATATCAACCATTCTTCTTTCAACTCTTCTACCATCTGTAGAGTACATATAAACAGGAACATATGGGTCAAATATCATATAGGGAATATCGACTCCTTTAAAAAAAGCATCCATTCTAGTAAATTGAACAGTTTCATTATCTAATTTTAATCTTCCATTTTTCCAACTAATTTTAGGTATCATTATCTGACCTCTTCTTCCAGCTAATAAACCTACTATATCTCTAGTTAGACTTTTTCTATAATCATATTGAGCATCAACACTTAAATCTCCAATCCTAGTCCATTGTCCATCAATATCAACATGAGTTCTTTCTATTAATTGATTTACAGAATCAACTGTTAATAATCTTTCTTGCTTAGATTCAAATATTAATTCATCTATTTTAGCTCTTTGTTCTAAAGATGTTAGAACACTATAATCTTGTCCATCTGGTCTATATTTACCAAAATATTCTTGCATAGTTATGTTTTTAACATAATTACTTTCATCTGTAGAAAGCGACCTTAAATCTCTAGCAACTTGTTCTCTTTCTGCATACATTCTTTCAGCATAAGCCGGGTCAACTCCATATACATCTATTTTCTTTTCTATTCTTTCTTTGACTTCTGCATTGTACTTCTCCATATTAATATCAATTTCTCTACTTGATTTATTTTGTTCAAGTACACCAGCTTCTGTAAGCCACCTAGCAAGCATTTGTTCATTCTTTACAGAGCCTTCAATAAAAATACCCATTTGTTCTTGTTGTCTTGCAGAACCAGGAGACTCTCCTATTAATTGAACAAATTCAGCAAGTTTTATTCCAGTAGTTTGAGTACCAGATTCAACTTTTTTAGTAGTAGTAATAGCATCATACATTAAATTAATCATTTCGCCATTAAGAACTTTAACTGGTTCTCCTTCTGCTATAATTAATCCATTTGATTTCTTAATAAGCTCATTTGCTATTCTATTATATTCAGCTATGTCTCCTTCTATATATGATGGCAACTGTCCTTCAGAAGCTGATGATACAATTTTGGGGTCTATTAATCTAAGTCTAAATCCCACTGCTTTATTAGATGTTTCTACTCCAACTTTAGCCATTCCTAAAGCAGAGAGTCTAAATACAGCATCTATTTCATTCATTTCAAGAGATGTGTCTTTTATTCTATCTCTCATAGCAAGATTAACTATGTTATCATGTAACCAATTAGGAACTTTATCTTCATTATACCCATTTTTATTTAAAAATTCTCTTAATCCTATAATGCCATCTTTAGAAACAGTTATTTTTTGCTCAGACCCTTTATATTCACCACTTGATATTGATTGTATAGATAAAATTCTACCTAAAAATCTTTTTAAAGAAGCTGCCTCTTCTGCATCAGCTCCTTCAATTTTAACTTGATTTAAATCATCTATAAGTCTTAATTCATTTCCTTGCTGAACAAGTATCCCAGATTCTCTTAAATGAGATTTTAATGCGTCTTTATTTGTATAATTTTCTTTAAATATGCTAACAACATCTCTAGAAAATCTTATAGCATGATTTCTTTGAAGAATACTTATATAATCTGACTGATGGTCTCTAAAAGAAAACGAATCTACATGATAAGAATTATTTTTAAATTGTTCATTAACATTTGATTCTTCTCTTTGAACTGTTTCATATACTTCCCTTATTAATTGTTCTCCTTTAAGAGTAACGACATCTCCCTTACCTTTTACATTTTTCTTTGCTCCACCAAGTAAAGCAGTTGTTTGAACAATAGCATTAAAACCATCTATTTTATTAATTAATTGGTCTACTGCTCTTTGACCTTCATATATTTTACCAGTTTGTGAATCAATTCCAAGCCAAGTTAATTCACCAGATTCAGCTTTATTATATATTTCTTTTGATAATCCAATTTGAGATGGAACTCTTAATATTTCTGTTCCAGCTTTCTCACCTCTTGTATCTGTAATCTTTAACTCACTATTAGTATCAGAGGCTTGTATGTTTTTTACTATTATTGGGAATCTTGTTTCAAAATCTTTAGTTAATTCTAAAGAAGTTTCATCTTGATACCTTTCCATTTTACTAACTTTGTCAACACCTGGTTCTGCACTCTTCCATTCTTTAACAATTTTTTCTGCTGATTTTGTAGAAATTTGGTCTGTAGGTTTTATATATCCTTTAGTTCCTCTAAGAAGTCTCCATATTTCTTCAAACATCGGGTTCCTTCTCATTCCTACACTATCTTCAGTAGGTTTTAATTTAGTTTCTATTACAGCATTATCATCACTTATAATACCTTCTTTTTCAGCAATCTCTTTTAACTTGTCAAATTTCTTTTGATGTAATGGATTTCTAAATTCATTTTCAGTATCCATTAAACTAGGAATAAAATTTAATTGTTGAGGGTGAAATCCTAGAGTAGCCATATTTGCTCTTACTCTATTCATTCTTATAGAATTTAAATCAAACTTATTAGCATTGTGAGACCTTTGCATATAAGCACCAATTAAGAAGTGAGGTAGTATATCGTGTACATCTGCATCCATATCATGTGCATACATCTCATAAAATGTATGAGCATTAAATAAGGCTCCACCCATTAACATTCTGGGCCATACAGAATATAAGTTTTCAGCTTCTTCTAGTGTAGACCACTTCATTAATTGTTTGCCCCAATGCTTACTTTGGCCATCAAGGAACTTTTTCATAGCTTTATCAGCATTATCTCCAAATACTCTTTGAAATTCTTTTGTTATTTTATTTGCTGAAAATTCTGCTGATACACTTGCTCCACCTGTATTTAAATTTAATACACCATCAACCCCTCCATATGAAAATTTTACCCCAGAAGCTGCTCCTTTACCACCATTTTGTTCAATGGCTTCTCCCATAAACTTTACCCTAGCACCTAATTGTTGAGTAGTTAAATCTTTATAGGGATTTTTTCTTGAAAATGCTCCTAATACACCAACTTTAAAATCTTTAAACCAACTAGCAGCTTTACCTTTAGGTTTTAATAAACTAAGCGTAGAAAACATTGCACCATTTCCTGCTCCCCATAAAGGCGCTGTCCAATCAAACTCACCATCTTCTATCATGGTAACCCCTTCAAAGATACCATCTATAGCCGCAAACATAACTGCATCATTAATTAAATGACCAGTAAATCTACCTAGCCTACCTGTTCCGTAAGCCATTGCAGTAAGCCCTTGAAAATCTTGTAATGGCCTTGTTAAAGCATTGCCTTCAAACATTTTTCTTAAAGCAGCTGCTTCATCTAAGCTTTTAATAGTTCCATCAGCCATCCCTCTTTGAATCATTTTATCAGCATGGTCTGTAACTGCTTTTTTAAAGTTCTCCCCTCTTAATGGGGTATCTAATTGAGAACGCTTTACTAACGCTTCATATGATTTAGTTTGAGATTTAATAGCTTTATTACTCAATCCTCCATCTTTTCCAATTTGTTTCATTCCTTTTACAACAGAAGAAACAGTTTGTTTACCAGCTTTTGCTATAAAAGGAGCAGCTGCCTTTTGTAATATTTTAGCACCAACCTTCATTGGGGCTCCTGCTACAAAACCTGCGAATCCACCAAACCCAGTTAACCATTTATTTAAATCTTCATCAACAGTAAACTCTTGAGCGGGGTCTACTCCAAATACTTCTCTACTTACTATGCCCGGCAATCCAAACCCAGATGTGTCAGCAAAACTCCATAGAGTACTACCTAAAGCTCCCATTGCAGTAGTAGTATCTTCGGATTTTCCTTTTCTCCCAGATTCTTGTCTTAATTTATCCCACATATCTGAAGATGGGGTTCTTTTAGCAGTTGGAGTTCTAGGAGATGCTACTTGTGGAGAGATTCCTCTTTTTTGTAAGAGTTTGTTAATTTGGGATTCACTAACAATTTTACCACGCCTTGCAAATTCTTCTTGCAATTGCTTAGTTAAATTATCTACTGCCATTATTAAGTACCTCGCCTAGCTGTCCATCCATATCCTCGTACTTTTCCAAATTGACTTCTTTCTTGTTCAAGTTTTTGTAAACTATTTTTCATTTCAGCTATTTGGTCTGTATATGTTCCTAAATTTTGAGAAGGAGCATTTCCTAAATAATGATAAGGACTCCATGCTGGGCTTGATTCAGATGGGGGATTGTAACCAACAGATTTAATTTGTCTATCTCTTCTTACTTCATTATATAATTGATTATCATCTTCATATCTTAATTGTTCTGCAATAGTTCCTAATCTTTCTAATTCATTGTTAATCTTATCTTCTTGCCCTGTTTGTTTAAAATATTCAACTCTTTTTTGTATATCAACAGATTCATCTTCTAAAGAACTCCACAAGTCTAATCTTTCATCTCTTTTTACAATTAATTCTGATAATAATTGTTCATTAGATTTGATTTCAGCAGACATTTCATCAAGTTTTTGTTTTGCATCTATTTTTTCATCTTCAGATAAATAATCTAAAGTATCTAATATTTCTTGATTAGTTTTTGGTTTATCTTGATGAATAACTTCACCTTCTATTTCTTCATCAGGTACTAAATCATCTTCCATTGAATCAACCAAATCTGATACTCCCATTCCTTGTTGGTCAAATTCATCTTGCACTGATTGATTTAAAATTCCAAGATTGGATTGTATATCATAATCACCTTCAGCAAATTCTAAATATTCTTGGGTAATATTATATTGATTATCTAATGATTTACTTGCTGATTGAGACAATCCTAATAAATCTGCATCAGTTTTAATTTTATCAAAGCTATTTAAAAAAGAGACTTCTTCATCTGTTGCTGTATCTTCCATAAGAGCTGATGAAGCTGAGTTAAATCTATTTGCTATGCTTAAAATAGAACTAGGGTCTTGCGAATTTCTAAAAGTCCACATTGCAGATGCTATATTAGTAGCTTCTGTTTCTGAAAACTTTCCATAATCTTTATGTCTTAACATACCAACAAGTTCATCTATATTGTCAGATATTTCATCAGCATCCATTCCTTTAGAATCTGGAACAGATGCATATATTCCCTCTAATCCAGAAGCAGGTATCCATTGTTTAGCTATATCTAACTGAAACATTTGATTTCCTTTTTCAGCAGAAGCCAATCTAGTTTCAGCTTCTTTCATATCAGCTTGTCTTTTTTGCATACCAAATTGCATTAAAGCTAAAGCTTCTTGAACTTTTCTATCTTCTCTTTGTTGTTGATATTGTAATATACTATTTACTGCTCTTAATGCTTCACTTGCCATGTTTTATCCAAATAAATTTTTACCTAAATACCAAGAACGAGATATATCGTCAGATAATGATACCTCTGCTTGTAATTTTCTTTTTTCACTTTTTAATCTTGCTTTTTCTCCTTCATAAAATGAAGTTATTTCTCCCATTTTTTTACCAAGATTAGCGAATAAACCTTCTTCATTTGAAGAAAATTGATTTGATATTCTTTTCCATATATCAGACTCTTTTGTATTAGCAGTACCTGATGTAGCTAATCCACTTTTTCTAAGAGTTTCTTCTGCGTTTGCTCTTAAATCTTTTAATTCAAATCCAGTTTGAGAAGATAAATCTTTCATATCTTTTTCCCATTCTTGACCAGCGATATCAGTCCTACTAAAAAGAACTCCTTCTAAATTTTCTTCAGCTTTATTTATATCTTGTATTCCTTGTCTAGCTAAGTTTGCTCTATGTCTTGCCTCTCTTGATTGACTTCGACCTCCACTCCAAGCACTATAAGCTGATAATCCAGCTCCGACAGCAGCTAAAGCAATAGGAATCCAATATTCTTTTTTCCCTGTTTGTGGATTTATAGTTCCAGAACCTACATCTTGAACTATATCTTCACCTTTTTGACCTAAGACATCAATTAAACTTGCTTCTCCACTATTAACATGAGACAATTCACCATCAACAAATCTCATTTTATCATCGCCAAATCTTCCAAGATTAGCCATTTGTGCTAAATTTGCCATTATTTTATAACCTGCATTGTGTACGGTTGATTAAAATCAATTTGATTTATTTTTGATTCTTTTTCTTTTTTAGGTGATATAATTTTTAGAATTTGATTTTTAATTACATTATCTGAAGAAGAATTTATTACATTTATAGCTTCATCTTTTTTTTCTTTTACTTCATTAAACATATTTTGCTCAACACTTAATACATTACTTACATCAGTACCAAGTAATTCAGATAATTTTTCTGCTCCAGAAATCCTACCCATTAAAGATATTTCAGACTTTTTAAATTGTTTACCTGCTATATCATATAAAGGTTCCTCTGCAAACATTGATTCAAATAATCCCATTTCTACTTTTTTAGGAGCAAATTTACTAAGATAATCTTGATATTTATCTCCTTTTTGAAATTCACTCCATTTAATTCCACCATGTTTTTCTGGGTCATATGATTTTTCAGCTATCATTTGTTGAGCTGCTGGCATACTTTCACCTTCAAATTTTTGTTTATCTTGCCATCCTCCGTATAGTGTAGATGCTAATTCAACAGCAGTAGATATAGCTTCTACTCCTCTAGAAGTCTTTTCTCTTTCCCATTGAAATTGCCTACTAGAATAATCCATTTCAGACCATGTATCTTCCACATTGCGAATACCTTTTTTATATTCACCTTCGGCTTGTCCACCTTGAATATAGGCTGAATAGAGATTATTTGACATGACAGTAATTTAATAATTTCATTATGCTTTATCTAGTACTTTTTTATATAAAATGCTACGATGTTTTACATATTCTATTAAGTCACGACCAACTATTCTGTACACAGGAACATCTTCTATTAATTCATTTAAAGTAGGAACTCCATCTTTTACAGATGCTCTTTCTTGTTTCTTGTGTAGAGAAACTCTATCATGTCGATTCATTGTCATTATTTAATATTCTTTACTCTATATATAACAGATAAATCATTTATTTCAAATGTTGCTCCTGCAGCTCCAGACATAGACACTTGAAAACTATATATATTTGTAGCTTCAGAACTGATAGCAGGTTTTAATTCTGCATGATGCCATTGAGTTACATCGCTTGATTTATTTTCTAATGGAGTATTTGTGGCGCTTCCATTTGGTAATCCACTTGAAGTTCCTTGAAATTGACGATATGTATCAGTATCACCATTGGTGGTATATCTCACTACTAAACTACTAGCATCTCCTTTATAAGAAAATCTAACTCTATAAACTTTTTTTCTAATAGCTGAGTCTCCAAAATTCATATCAGCAGTTTTTATATCAATAGCAGCTTTAGATGCGCTTGAAGTATTAACTGTTTTCATTGAACCAGTTCCTATAAAATAAACAATATTTCCTAAATGGTCTGTTACTAAATTTGATGCACCATGCCCATCTTCTTTTAAATATTCACTACCTTTTTGCACAGTCCAACTTTGGGTAACCATATCATATATCCAAACATGACCTGCTCCTGCATTATCATCTTGGTCTCCTCCATCTTTTGCAATAAATAATTGTCTTTCATGTGGTAAATATGCTATCATTGGTCTAAAATTTTTATTATAAACAAATCCTTTATGTATACTACTTTGAGTTGGAGCAATCTTTCGGACTCCTTTTTGCTCTATTAAATTAATAACTTTTTGCCCATCATATAAATAAGTTCCAAAAGTATTTACCCAAGCAATTCCATAATCTGTTTCACAAACAGCAGATTGGTCATAAACTCCTTTAAATTTAAACGTATCTTCTAAAAATTCTACTTCTTGAGATACATTAATTAAATGCATTTTAGTTTTTTTAAATTGTAATATTCTATCTGCATAAGCAGCTAAAGCTGTTATTTCATCTCCATCTTGAACAGTTACTTCTAGTTTCTTACTTAAAAGAAACGTATCAAATTTATTTACAGAAGATTTAAACATTATATCTCCATAGTTTCTAACTATTCCTTCTTTATTTGCATATTTAACATTAGCTATATAATGAGTTCTATTTGCAACAACTGAAGCAGAATATCCAGAATAAGCAACACTTAAATCTAATAATGTATTATCATCACTTTTATATCCATTTCTTGATTCATATGTTTCAAAAGTAGGGGGATTATATATAACTATACTATTTATTTTATATTCTATAGTTGCAGTTTGTTGAGCCCAAGTTTTTGAAAACTCAGCTTCGCCAGCATGCCTAAATCCTTTATTAAAATCAAATTCTCCTAGATGATACCATGTCTTAGATGTATCTGAATTAGCTCTGTAATACATTTGCATTCCAGTTTTCCTTGCAGTAGTCGGGGTATCCCAATTATATCCACAACGAACAGTATCAATTATAAAAGACCAATTACTTCCTTCAGTACTAGCATTAGCAGCTATTGTCCTATTATGTATTAAGCTTTCTTGGTTTCCATCATATACCCAACTAAATCCAATATCATATTGTTCATAAACAAAAAACTGAGTGCTATCAGCCCAAGTAATAGAATCTGCATTACTTGTATATACAGTAGTAACACTTTCAAATCCTGTTATAGTTGATGTGTTTCCACCTTGTTTTACTTTATACCCAATCATATTAGATGTAAATGTATCAGCGCTAGCAACAAGTTTTCTTAAACCACTATCAGAAGCATGAGTAGTCGCATATACCCCATTAGGATTCCAAGTTCCAGAATTAGCTTGATTGCTAGTAAAACCATATGGATTTGCAATTAAAAATACTCCTTCAGCAGGTGTATAATCAGAAGCAGGTGAACTTGTATTAATTACAATATCTGAATCAGTTGGAGCAGTTAATGGAGATTGAGAATTTACCCAACCTCTACAAAAAACTGTAGTAGTTCCCCATCTATATCTTTCAATATATCCATACCATATTTTATAACAATTTTGTCCTTTTAATTTATCGACTACTCTTAAAACTCCATCTACATAACTAAAAACTGGCTCAGCCGATGTTGATACAGAATTAAATCTCATACCATTAGTATTGGGATTAACCCAAGCATCATTACTATATGAATATATTGCAAATCCATAATTAGTAGCAGAAGTATTTAAATACATAGCTAAATAATCATCAGGGGTATTGTTATTTGCAAGATTTAATTCTAATTTAATATCATCTATTCTAAAAGACATTTGAACATCAGCGGCTTGTAAACTAAAAACACCAGTATTTGCGCTAGAATGAGATGTAAATGTTTTTGTATGAGTTCCATCAGACAATGTTAATGATTGTTCAGTAGCCGCAAATTCTCCACTCCCTCCCAATAATTTTAAAAAAGGAGTTCCGCCACTTAAGCTATATCCCGAAATAGTATAAGTTAATATATATGATTTACCTCCATATCCTGCAGCTGTTCTATTAGCAGCTGTTTGAGTAATTGTACTAGAACCCCCAGTTGTTCCTGTAAATCTCAATTCTGAAGAAACTGCTACCCAATTAGTAAAAGCTGACCATCCACCCCATATGCTTCCACTATCAAAATCAGAAGAACCATTTTTTATTATATCCCCCAAAGTAGTTCCAGCATCTGAATAATCAGAACTAAATGCAAATAAAGATGTTCTCATTCTATCATCAATATCATCTGTTGTTGGAGGTGAAGGAGAAGCTGAACCATGAGCATCTATTGAAGGCCCTGTTCTTATTCTACCAATTTTATCAACCATAACATCTACAGCAGATACTAATTCATCATGAGCTAAGTCTCTAGAATCTGAATTTTCATTCATACCACCATGAAAAGGGTTTATTTCTATTACTTGTTTAGGCATTAATTATCCATTTTCTTCTTCGTATTCTATGTCATCAAGTATTAAATTTTGAGCATGTTCTGGAAGTTCACATACAGGACATTCATCATCAGAAAAATCATAATTTGAATTTTCGTCATGGTCAAATATATCAGTACGAAGACCTCCTTCAGTACCAATTATTCTAGCTCCTTTGCTTATTCGTATTTTTTCGTTTTTGGATTCCTGTAGGGAACCATTTTGTTCAAGTAATCTTTTCTTTTCTGACATCCGCCACACTCCTTTATTTTTCCTCCAGATACTTTTTTTATAGCTCGACTAATTGTGTCTCCAATTCCTTTATCATGACCAAATAAGTCTACTCTTGCCATTTATTATCCTCTTCTCTTTTTTAATTTAGATTTATATTCAAGTTCTTTATATCCCTGTTGAGGTCTCAAAGCCATAGATGGTTTAGCACTGCCTTTTTGAGCAGGAGAATCATCTTTTGCTTTTTTAGGATAACAAAGCTTATGAGCTTCTTCAGGTGATTTACCTTGTTTAATTAATCTATTTACACATGCTTTTGGCATATTATAACTCCTTTTTCCTCCTGTTTTTAATTGGCTTCCACGACCTACATCTTTAGATGAAACATCATTTAATCCAATAACATCAGACATTATAGGCCCATTCGACCTTCAACTTTTGACAATCTTCTTTCTAAATCATCTATTCTATCTAATAAAAATGTTATTGCATCTGCAATTTTTGCATCATTTTTTTGCTTAACAGGTTTTTTATTTTCTTTTTTAACACCATTGGTTTGTATTGATTCTGTCACAACTTACTCCTTAGAACTTCCAAACAAGTCGACCTATGGCAACGATGACATCCATGCATTCTTTTGCCAATTGCTGTTGTTCAGACTTGCTTATAGAGCCGTCACGCTTTGCATCGTGATACTTTTGAGCCACTTCTTTAACTTCTTTAATAAGTGGTTTATACTTAACTGCAGCCATTGTTCCTACAGCTCCTAGTATAATAACAAGCATATACGCTGCGTTACTTAATGATAACCATTCCATTATTTATTCTCCTTTAGTGTTTGTTTTATTTCTGCAATATCTTGCATTATTATATCAAGTTTATAAGTTATTAAATTTCTATCAGCATTCACTTCTCTTTTATCTGCTTTTAATTCTAATTCTTTTCTTATTATATCTATATCATATTGCATAAATCCAAATGCAAGTATAACAGAACAAATAA